ACCTGCCCGTAATTGGCAGCATCGGTAGAAACTGTGGCATTAGACAGATTAGTAATCTTTTGGTTATTCATACTTACTGAACTTGTGGGTACAGCCATTTGATCCAAGCGATTAGTTCTTACCACGGATTGTACGTTGGCTGTATTCGCCAACGTAGGTGAAGGATACGAACCTGCAAGATCCCCCGATGCCGGTCCGGAAGGTGGCAACGTAATGGGGACCTGACCGAAAGTAGCGGCATCGCTGCTTGCAGTACCACCTACAAGATTAATTATCTTCTGATTGTTAAGATTTACCGAAGATTGAGGCGCGGCCATTTGGTCTAAACGGTTAGTTCTTACTACAGCCTGAACATTGGCAGTGTTGGCCAATGTTGGGTTGGGATACGTACCGGTTAAATCCCCTGTCGCACTTCCTGACGGGGGAAGTGTTGTGGGAATCTGTCCAAAAGTAGCAGCATCTGCGGCAGCGGTACCATTCTGCAAGTTTGTAATTTTATGCGTATTAAAACTTACATCACTATTAGGCGACGCTAGCTGAGCGATAGTGGATGCTCTAACAATGGCATCTACATTTGCTGTATCAACCAATACAGGATTTGGGAAGGTCCCTCCTAAATCACCACCAGCGGGGCCGGTAGATAATCCGGGAGGACCCTGCGGACCTGCGTTGAAATTGCCTCTAGTCATCAGTAACCTACGCTAACTGTGTAATTACAGTTGGTACCTGCAATCATACGGATTTCGCTATTGGATGTTGTTCCTGCCACAACGTCTGGTGGAGTTTTAGGATTGGCAACAGTTATGAATCCTTGTGGAGCTACGAATAGACATTCGTCACCTGCAATAGTGGGATTGACCCCATCTACACGTGCCCACATATCAACGGTACCTCTATTAACGATTTCTATAGAGGATTTATAAGAAAGGGTGACAGTAGTAACCGTATTAGCAACTACTGTCCCACTTTGAATACGGAAAGCCATGCGGTCCCCCGGAACCTATTAAGTCCCATAAACAGTTATAGGACAGGCTGTACTTGAAATTAACAGTGTTTGTGTTCCGGATTGTACTCGTAATACTGGATCTTGTAGTAGTGCGCCATTCGGGAATGATTGTGCTTGTCCCGGTAATACCGGGTAAGCATCGTCTCCTGCAACAGTTGGTATACCACCGTCTGTTCTTACCCACACCACATCGGTACTCTGACTTCTATTAACTACGGTGATCGTAGCAAAGTATTGAGGGAAATTGATAGGTGTAGATGTATCTGCAACAAGCGTTACTGATTTAGCTCTTTGTGCTGCCATTATCTCAACTCAATCACATAAGGACATGCCGTTACAGAGATCAAGCTGATAGGGGTACTACCAACATAACCAATGGCTTGCTCTGTGGGCTGTGTAGGATTACCAAAAGTTCTTGTCTGGCCAGGAGATATAAGATAGTTGTCCGTGGTTGCCATGATTGCCGGAATAGTATCCAGGCGTGCCCATAGCTCCACATTGGAAGCGGCGGTTGTTGTAACCACCTGTGCTGTATTGCTGGTAGGCAAAGCACCGGATGGTGTAACGGAACCGTCATCCTGATAACTGAGGAATGCGAAATTCGTAAGAATACGCAACTCTCCGCTAGGAGTTCTTCCATATAAATTATAACCAGTGGCCCCGGATACTGCATTCCATGAAATGGTATTGAATACAGAAGCAGGAACAAGAGTTGCCGCATTTACACAAGTGACCTCAGCGGAAGCCAATGTTTCTCCGGCAGCGTTAAGAGCGCTAACTCTGTAGCCGTATACGGTAGAACCGGAACCTGTGGGTACTGCTGCCAAACCTGTGGGAGGACTGAGATAGGTTACAGACTGAGTAGATACGTTACTTCTATTCGTAATAGTAATAGAGCTGTACCATTGAGCCTGATTTACGTTGGCAGCCACATTGGCACCAGTGCTGCCGGTTATTGTTCGTGCCATATGGGTTCCTTCCTAAAAATAGCCAGGGCACAGTGAAATGCCCTGGCTATTAAACTTATCAGACACGTACGGTTGCGGCACCTGGATACTCTACCAACTCTGCATCCCATACAGCAGCCACTGAAGAGATGGCCTTGATAACTGTCTGAGAAGTAGTGAAAGCAGGCACAGCAGATGGGAAAGTACCTGTTGTGTCAGTAGTTGTAGAAAGCTGTGGGCGAGGGGACAAGTTCTTCAGAACAACGGTGGTCCCGGAAGCAACTGGAATACAGTCGGCTCCACCAACAGTAGGAGTGGAACCGTCAGTGGTTACCCAAACGGTTCCGGCCGGAGAGGCACCTACGGTATAGGCGACGTTCTTTCTCCATGAGGTCAGGGTTGTTGTAGCAACGGTAGAAGCGGTAAGCGTACCGTTAGCGGCGTGTACTGCCATAATTCACATCCAATTAAAAAGTAGTGGTTTGCTTTCTGGAAGCCGCCTTACGAACTACCTTTTCTGTTGTAGCAGCCACGGCCGTAGCTTCCTGGGCGACAGCAGCCGCCGTATTGTTAATGAGATTTCCAATGGAAAGCACTGCATTCTTCAAGGATTCATGGACAGCATCCTTGACTAGTGTTTCTACGTGAGAATTTCTCATGTGCTGAGAAGCGGCTTCGACATAGCGCAATACCTCAAGCGCATCACCCTCAGCCTTTTCTCTTAAAGAAGCAAGGGTTGCTTCAAAATTTTCAAGATGAATACTCATCAGTCTTCTCCATGTCTTGCTATAGCTGCATTGGTCCAGAACACCGCTTCCTCCAAGGCAGTAATAGCCAGGGATAATTCACGGCTGTCAGGAGCTACAGAATCAAGGTACTGTGCCAATTCATAAGCCTTGGCTCGTACGGAACTGTACAGCTCTCCTTGTTCCGGATTCTTAACCGGATGAAAAGTAAAGCGGTTATATAGATCTTCTGACTGCATCAGTCAGTTACCACCGCACCGTGAAGACGCTCGTAACGTCCACCACTTCTGTTCATCTGCTCATATCTGCGTGCAGAATTAGCATTGACATTTACTCCGCCCATGAACTCACCGAGCATGTCAGCAGAATCAATCCAGGAAGCGGAACCCACGTGGGCGCGTGCTTGCATTGTCTCTGCTGGGGTCTTGACCCAAACAGCCTTGTTGTGGTTAGGGCGCCCAGGAGCAGTCTCGTATCCGCTCATGACTCCAGTAGAGAAGTCTCTTGGAACATCAGTATCTGTGGCCAAACCTTCTTCGAAACGAAGAGGACCACGACGTGAACCATTAGTAGCCGCCTTTGTTTCGTACTTGGCAGCACCTCTGTCACGCTCAGGGTAACGTGGGGCTGGGGCTAATCCGCCACCAGATCCTTCCGTGTATCCAAATGCCATTTTATATTTCCTTTGTTTAAGACCGGTCTTAGTCTAATGATATACGATTATCTTCTTCGTCTATCGTAGAAGGGATTGTTGCTGACCTCAACAGACTCGTGAATGCTCTCGGGAATAATGCTCAACGCTATAGCAAGGGAATCGCAGTAGTCATCGTGGGCATTCACTTCTTTAGGTGCTTCGGCCAACATATACGGCCCTTCGAATTTGACCTGTAGATCGCCCATTTGTTGAATGAAGTTTCTGTAGGTCTTCAGTTGTCTGGTAGAGGCATGGGAAGGCCAACCAATCTTGCCTCGGTCCAGCATCTCTCTCAGATACTTCCAACGATCAGACTGAGCCGAGCGCTGGGAAGATACATCAATTATAGTGACATGTGGGAGCAGTACGCGTAAACGGTCGATAATCACGTCTCCCATACCTCCGGAGTCAACTCCGATTGCCCACACGTTGTAGTTGGAAACGAACTCCACAATACGGTGATACTGGCTTTCCCAGTCCATACCCTGTAGATCCAACCAATTAAGGATACGACAATTGTAGTAGCCGTACTCATCCGGTCGATTCCAATCTACGAATGTGGCAGTAACAATGGTACTGTCAATCTTTCGTGCGGGATCGATACCTACGATGATAGGTGTTTCATAATAAGCCTTAATGGTCTTCATGGTCTTGTCCCCCAGTTCGTCAAGACGTTCTGAGGTGGTAAACATTCCCTGTTCCAGAAGCCACATGAGGCGATAAGAAAGCTTGAATTCGTCGGAATCCTTACCCATGGTAAGCATATCCTTGGCAACACGCTTTTCGTAGCGCTTGTTCCACTTTCCGACTTCTCTGTAGTCTGCTTCAAAATGGTTGATTTTGGCGCCGCGCTTCAGAGCATTACGCTTGTTGTGCTGAATATTTCTGTAGAAAACACCCTTCTCATAAGAAGGAGTTCCTGTCATTACCAGAGTCCCGTTGGTGGACGCAAGCATGGGGGAGATGGACTTGTCCACAACCTTCTGGTCCGCAACCTGAGACTCGTCAATCAGAGCAATGTGGTAAGTCTTACCTTCAATACTCGCTCTTGGGTGGGCAGTCTGTCTACGTACCAGAGAGCCGCAACGCTCCAACTTGATTTCTGCACCACGACCCTTTATTCTTTCATCGATGGCAGGATCAAGCATGATTGCCTGAGCGCGCTCCGAGGTAAGCATGGAGACAATTCGGGAGAACAAAGTCTTGGCCATATCATCAACAGGGGCGAACGCTCCTACCCACACACCTTCCTTGAAGGGGTCTAGCCATTCATTGAACGGTTCGACCTTGGCAAGGCGGGGAAGCATAATCATAAGAGTGGCGACAGATGCGGCTACTGTTTCGGTCTTTCCGCTCTGGCGAGCGAATAGGGCGGTAATGGTGGCACCATCATTGATAATCACGGATTCCATAAAACGTGCCGCAAAGGGACGCTGATATCCGTAAAGAGGGTGACCTGACAACTCATCCGCAAACTTCAGTAATCTCTCAACCAAGGCGTCGATAAACGCCTGAGACAGAGGATCAAGTTCTACGGATGTCTTGGCTAACGCCTCTCTCTCTTCGGCATCCAAATCCGCATAATCAACTTCATCAATCATCATATTGTTCTCCTAATAAGTTTCACGTACTTCCATTCTACTACAAAGGTAATATAATGAACGATTTTCAAAAGAATTTCACTGCCGGATTTATTGGCTACATAATAGGAACGTTTCTGGACAATACCCGTTTCGGTCATTGGTTCAACACCAATCCTACCGTTACAAAGTGCTGGAACGCAGGAAAGGCGATACTGTATACAGTATTCGCCTCCCTATTCGTATATTTCATATACTGTGTAGCTATTCAATTTTATCGATACTGAGGCGTTCTTCCAGCGCATCCATAGCGGCTAGGAGAGTAGTTGCCCCTTTACGTATATCTTCCATATAAATTCCAGCCTGGTGCGGATCATCCCGTGCCAGGCTTTTTCTTAGTTCCTGAACATTCTGGCCGAAAGCGGTATGCGTGTTGTCCACCCAACGGATCAGTTCGTCTATAGGCACCGAACGAAATCTCTTCCGCAAACGCTCTTGCATGAGAGAAGGAACAACTTGGGAGATTCGCGAAAACCTTAGCTTTTTCATATTTCCATCGCCTCTTCCAAGTAGTCCTTGTAGTCCATGCCTCTGCCGCTCATACTCGCCAGAACGGCGTCATCTTCGTCTCTGTCAGCCGATCTCCACCATCCCAGTACGATCCCCCTAGAAGACCACGGGAGACGTGCTATGAGGCTCTTGGACCATCTGTAGGGATAGTCGGTCTCATGCGTAGGGAACGTGTGAAAGATCGGAGACTTTTTCTTCAGCGTTATTGGGTGCCAGAAGAAACGACCAATATCTTTGGTTTCGTTTGATAATCCCATTTAAATTTCTAAACCTCTTTTATACGGATAGTTATTCAGTTTGGTGTTAATGTAACGACCAGGCGACTGTGCTCTCTGGAATTGCCACCACACAGAAGGAGGAACCTGGTAGTACTCATATATCTCGCCCTCACGGAATTTGATTCTCAATGTGCGGGTGCGATCGTCGTAACCGGCTGCCAAAGTTCTAGGACGGCCGGGATTGATGGTTGGAGTCGGCTGGTAAGGAAGGAGAGGACGATCGTTTCCATGCTCCGCCATTTGTATGGCATTGAGAATGTCGGGATCGGTGTCCAAACGGGATTCTCTCGCCAGGGCTTCCGCATCACCGAAGGAGCCTCTATTAGGGCTGAACGATCTGCGAGGTACTGTATCCTCATCATTTCCATATCGGTTGTCTCCGAGGAACATACGATCCCAAGCAGATCCCGCTCTCCCTCTACCCGCCCTTACTGGCGGAACTCTATTTGTTGCTTTTTGTCTCGCCATTATTTCTCCTAAAAACAAATATCCCGATATCTAATGATACCGGGATACTGTCACTTCTGTTGAACTGTCCATCCTGGATCGTCTTCATCCCCATGCGGGCAGTGATATCCGGGATAGTGCTCGCCGTCCTGGAACACACAGTAGTCTACGTAAGC